ATCCTATGGCAAGTGAAGAAGATGCTTATAATCATATTAAAGAGTTAGAAGCTGGTGGTGAATTAGCACAACAAAACAATAAATCAAAAAATAGACCAGGTAGAATTAACGCTAATGATACCAAACCATATGAAAGTGGTGGTGAGAGTAATGAGTTAATCTCAAAGCGATTGATAGCTATTCGTTCTGCTAAAAGAAAGGCTGAAAAGGTTAAAATAGCAAACGAAAAATTACAATGGGTAAATACCAAATCCTTAAATTTCTTTGGTGATTCTAAGGGATTAAAAGCAATGGCAGGTGTGGTTGAATCTACCAATGGTATTGTTGACCAAAATGGAAATTCTATTTCAAAAGATGAGGCATTAGAATTAGTTGCAACTTCTGGTGGTGGTGAAAATCCATCTGATACTGGTACTGTTATAATTAATAATTTAACTGGTGTAGCTACTATATTATTCCATTCGGATAAAGATTCTACAGCGGCATTAATTGCACAATCTAGTTTTGTAGCTGAGATTGAACAAAGTGAAAAAAATATTGATGGATTGGTTTCCGATAAGAAACTAACACCAGAGCAAGCTCAAACTATAAAGAATACAAGAAAAGAATACTCAAATAGAGTCAAACAAACTGAAGATAAGTTAAATAATGTAACTTCATCACCTGCTAAATTTTTGAGAGAAGGTATGGGTAATACAATCCAAACATCGCAGGCTGTAAATTTAATGAAAAACGCTTCGGCTGGAGCTGACCCTCAAAAGTATTGGAAATCTCAAGTTGAAAAACGATTCTCAAATCCAAACTTACTACTTCCTCCAAAAGATAGTGAACCTCGTAAAAGAGTATCTGATTATTTGCCTGAAGGTATAAGTGAACCTACTGATGAACAAATGGTGGAAGCATATATAAATTGGTGTGCTGATGATAGTTGGTCTAAATCCGAAGATTCTTTACCAAAAAATGACCAAAAGTTAATTAACGATTTGAACAATAACTTTGGTGGACCTGATGTATTGGAGGAAATTGATACTATTCGTAGAGAAACCATTGAAATCCAAGAACAAATGATTGATGAGTTGGATAATCAAACTCAGATTGATATTAATGGTAGACGAGTTGGATTGGGTACTTACTTAGAAGCTCAGAATATTTGGGAAAAAGGACACTTTACAGCTATTAACGCTGATAAGGGTGTGTTCAAATACGATGGGATGTTTGAGGTAAATAATGGTGGTGTACCAATTGGGCCTGATGAATTAAAAAATTGTGCTAACATCGAGGATGAAGATGATTTTATATCAAACTTTGAAGTTGGTGTGGTAGAGGAAGTTGAAGGTAAAGGTGGGGGTGTAACTGGTTCTAAGAAGTTGGTATATGCAATTACTAAAAAGGGTAAACGAATTCCAATTATGGAAAAAAGACAACGTTCTAAAAATGGTATATTAGGTAGATTAAACTCAGTATATGGTTGGAGTAAGGATATGCAGAATTGTTTTGATTCCAAATCTTAATAATATCTTACCCCAAAAATATTATTTGATATTTATAAGTGTTAAAACTAGCACCCTAAGATAAAAACATCATATGAAAACACAGTTATTATGTACATTCACTTCGAAAGAAGCGTTACAAGATACGTTACAAGGTATTAGAGAGACTTATGTAATTGTGTACAACTACATCTATATTCTTCAGAATAAATCAAATTTGGATGAATTGTTTATCACTTACAATATCAATACTGAATTCAGACCTCCCCAACCTTTAGAAGATACAATCCTAATACATAGAAAGAAAGAATCGAATACTCTTTACACTATTAATGCTCTAAATCAATTGGTGAGAGAAGAGAATGGTGGAGTATTGGATAAAACTTTTATGATTGATTGGCAAAAATTCAGAAACTCAATAATACTTACAAATACAGAAGGTACGAAGAGAATTCAGACTCGTATCTTTGAGGTTATAGAATTCAATCAAAACAATAAATAATATGCTACTAAAAGTTGGTTCTAGAGGAGAACTCGTAAAAGATGTACAAGAAATCGTTGGTGTTCCTGCCGATGGTATCTTTGGAAAAGGTACTGCTGAAGCAGTAAAGAAATGGCAAGCCGCAAATGGTTTAGATGCGGATGGTTTAGTTGGTAGAGGTACACTCGCCAAAATGGAATTGTTGGACACTGATAATGGTGGAGGTACTGCAAACGCTGAAGATGCTAAAGGTACTTACACTAAAAACAAATACACAACTGATAACGGATTAGATATCGTAGAATTCTTCATGCCTGAAGATGAATACAAAAAAGGACCTATCAATGCAGAGTGGGTATTTATCCACCATACTGCTGGATGGCACAATCCATACAATTGTATCAAACAATGGGATGCTGATAAGAATGGTGCAATCTCCACGGAATTCGTAATGGGAGGACCATCAGTAAAAGGAAACGATGAAAAATACGATGGTGAAGTAGTTCAAGCATTCCCTGCTGGAAATTGGGGGTATCACTTAGGTAAGAATGGTTCACAAAAGATGCACGTAAACTCTATTGGTATGGAAGTGTGTAACTTTGGATATGTGAAAGATGGTAAAACTTATGCTGGTACAACTGTTGAAGAATCACAAATCGTAACTTTGGATAACCCATTTAGAGGACACTCTACTTGGCATAGATACTCAAACAAACAAATCGAAGCATTAGAAAAGTGGTTAAGATTCATCGCTGAAAGAGATAACATTGATATCTCAGCTGGTCTACCTGCATTGGTTAAAGAGAAAGGTGCAGATGCATTTGAATTTAACGAAGATGCATACTATGGTAGAGTAAAAGGTGTATGGACTCACACTAACACTCGAAAAGATAAATTCGATATGTTCCCACAACAAGAGTTGTTGGATATGTTAGTATCGTTATAAGGTGATAGTACGAGTTGTAAATAAAGGTAAGGTTGGTGAACCTGAGTACATTGTGTACCAAAATCAGGAAACCAAACAAATCATTGAACCATCTGATATAACGAGAGTTTTGAGGGGTGGGGAATATGAAGAGCCCGATATAGATGGAAATCTTCAATATGTACTCAATCATATGAATCATATTTGTGAAATCCAAATCAACTCAGATGAATACACTTTAATTTTAAAATAAACGCAAAGGGGGAAAGAAATTTCCTCCTTTGTTTGTTTATATCAATTATTTTTCGTATATTTGTGTTCAACAAAAATATGAGAGAGATGAATCCAAGCAATTTAGACTACGATGGAATGGGTAATTTCAGTAGATTTCCACCCGATGAAAAAAAAGTAAAAAAGAGTTTGGATATATGGAAAAGTTTTCGTATATTTGTATCAACAAATGGAGAGAGACCATCTAAAAAGCAGGTTTCTTGATATTTATACATGGTGTAGGAAACACACTAAAATAAAACCATTAAATTATAAAACTTTAAAATTTAAACAATTATGGCACTAGATTTGAGCGCAATCAGAGGTAGACTGAACAAACTACAAAACACTGGTAATTCAAAAAGTAACCTTTGGAAACCAACTCCTGGTAAACATCAAGTACGAATCGTACCTTACCTATTCAACAAAGAGAATCCATTCATCGAATTGTATTTTCACTACAACATCAACAACAAAACTTACTTATCTCCATCATCGTTCGGGCGTCCTGACCCAATCGTAGAATTCGCTGATAAATTGAAGCGTATGGGTGATAAAGAAGATTGGAAAGCAGCAAAGAAGATGGAGCCAAAACTCCGTACTTTTGTACCTGTATTAGTTAGAGGTGAAGAAGGTGAAGGAATCAAATTTTGGGGATTCGGTAAAACTGTATACCAAGAAATCTTAGGTTACATTGCAGACCCTGATTATGGTGATATTACTGACCCAACAACTGGTAGAGATATCACTATTGAGTATGTATCAGCTGAAGATGCAGGAACTTCTTACCCTGTAACTACAATTAGAGTAAAGCCAGGCCAAACTCCTATTACTGATGATACGGCGCAAGTTACTCGATTATTGGAAGGACAGACTAACATTACCGATATCTATTCTGAGTTATCTTATGATGAATTGAAAGGTGTATTAGAAGGTTGGTTAAATCCATCAGCAGAAGGTGGACAAGAGAGTGTATCACAACAAACACTATCTACACCATCAGCTCCACAATCAACTCCTCAAGCAGCAGCACCTGCAGCTCCGGCAGCAGCACCTGTTGATAAGAAGAAGTTGGATGATGTGGCAAACGCATTCGATGATTTATTTAACTCATAATACCTAACTTAATGGCAAAAAAGACAAAAGAGGATGATTTGGCAAGTTTACTTGCCGAATCCCTCAATAAACAAGCAAAAGACCAGAAAGTAGCATTCTTTTTGGATGGGGGAGATTCCCCTACCGATGTATCCGATTGGGTATCGACCGGAGCATCGATGTTAGATGTTGCCATTTCGAATAGACCTTATGGTGGATTTCCTGTTGGTAGAATCGCTGAGATTACTGGATTAGAACAATCAGGTAAATCATTAGTATCAGCACACCTTTTGGCTGAAACTCAAAAGAAAGGTGGAGTTGCAGTACTAATCGATACTGAGAACGCAGTAAGTAGAGAGTTCTTAGAAGTAATCGGAGTAGATGTATCTAAATTACTATATGTAGCAGCAGAGACAGTAGAACAATGTTTCGAATATACTGAAACTATTATTGAAAAAGTGAGAGTAGCATCGAAAGATAAACTCGTAACAATCGTAGTAGATTCAGTTGCAGCAGCATCAACTGAAAAGGAGATGGATGCAGATTATGGTAAAGATGGGTACGCTACCGATAAGGCTATTATTATCTCAAAGGCAATGCGTAAGATTACTAACTTAATTGGTAGACAGAAAATCACATTGGTTTTCACAAATCAGTTGAGACAGAAAATGAACGCAATGCCATTCTCTGACCCTTGGACTACTTCTGGTGGTAAAGCAATTGCTTTCCATGCATCGGTTCGTTTGAGATTGAAGAGTATGGGAACAATTAAAGCGAAGGTAAATGGTACTGATAGAATCGTTGGTATTAAGGTTAGAGCACAAGTTGTGAAGAACCGAATGGGACCACCACTTAGACACGCTGACTTTGAAATAATGTTCGATAGAGGTATCGATAATTATGGAGCTTGGTTGGCTGTTATGAAAGAAAACAAAATTGTTTCTCAAGGTGGTGCTTGGTATACCTATGTTGATACTGAGACTGGTGAGGAATTTAAATTCCAATCTAAGGATTTCCCTGAATTGTTACAAAACAATAAAGAGTTGGAAGAGCAGATTTACACCAAAATTTGTGAAGCAACAATTAGAGAGTACAAATCAGCATCCGAAGATACCGATAACTTAATCGTAGATGAGCAAGTAATCGGAGATTAAAATAAAAGTAATAAGTTATGAGTAGATTAAAAGAAATGTTAAAAGCATCTGCAGAGGCAGATAGAGCGAAAGCACTCCTTACATTGGAGTTGTTGGAGAAGAATCCTGCGGGAATTGGTGACCATTCAACGGGTGATTTCTATGAGAATGCAGAATCAGCATTACAAATGTTGGTTGATGCGGATGATAGATTATCCACAATCGAAAACTATTTCGGTAATGGTATGCACAATTATTTTTCTGATTCAACAACAACAACGTAATGAAAAAACTCTACAAAGATATCCTCAACGAAGTGAGTGAGGAGCACAAAACGAATCATTTACGAGAGAGAAATAGTAGAGTTCTGATTATTGATGGACTAAACACCTTTATCCGTAGTTGGACTACCAACCCCACAATGAATGAGGATGGTGACCATACGGGTGGGGTGATTGGTTCACTCAAATCCATTGGATATCAAATCAGAGAGTTTAACCCAACGAGAGTTGTGGTTACCTTTGATGGTAAAGATGGTTCTAAATCCAGAAAGCAAATTCACGAAGGATACAAAGCTGGTAGAGAAAAGAACCGATTCAGAGTAAATCGTACCTATGGTGAGATGATGAGTGAAGAAGATGAAAGATTATCAATGAGACAACAATTTGTTTGGTTGAATGATATCTTAGATTACCTACCAATATCAACTATGGTGTATGATGGAATTGAAGCTGATGATACTATTGCATATTTAACACAATACACTCAGAATGAGTTGGATGGTGAAGTGGTAATTGTATCAACGGATAAAGATTTCCTACAATTAGTTTCAGATAAGGTATTGGTGTTCTCACCTACTAAAAAGAAACTATACAATAGACAAGTTGTATTCGATGAATTTGGTATTTGGCCACAAAACCTACTTTTATATCGTACTTTAGATGGTGATAAATCCGATAATATCCCTGGTATCAGAGGATGTGGTTTAAAAACCCTTTTAAAGAGATTTCCTGAACTTTCTGAGGATAGACTAATAACACATGATGAGTTCTTTCAAATGTGTGAGGATAAGCAAGGAAAGATTAAAATCTATGATGATATCTTAAAGGCTAAGGACCAACTCCTTATGAATAAAAGATTGATGGAGTTAGATGAACCACATATTCCAACCAATAAGAAGATGAAGATTTTGGATAGGTTCGCTGAAGAGGATATTAAGTTCAATAAGCTGGATTTCCTTAAAGTTGGTAACAAATACAAAGTACTTCAGAATTGGAGGGATATTAATGATTGGTTACAGTCAACATTCCACAACATTATTACAAAATAAATTAGGTTATATCACAAA